CAGCGTCATCTCGACGACCTGGCCGCGTCCAAGCGAAAGGACTTCCCGTACAAATTCGACCCGGCCAAGGCGGAGAAGGTCGCCAAGTTCCTACAGCTGCTGCCACACACGAAGGGCAAATGGGGCGGCAAGAAGCAGTTGATCAAGCTTGAGCCCTGGCAGCTTTTCTCGGTGTGCGTGCCGTTCGGCTGGGTCCGCAAGAAGGATGGCACCCGGCGTTACCGCACGATCCTGGTGTTCGTTCCCAGGAAGAACGGCAAGTCCATCATCGGTGGCGGCGTCGGCCTGTACATGTTCGTTGCCGACGGAGAGTTCGGCGCCGAGGTTTACTCTGGCGCGACCACGGAGAAGCAGGCCTGGGAGGTGTTCAGGCCGGCCAAGCTGATGGTGGAGCGTACCGACGACTTGCGAGAGCACTACGGCGTCGACGTGAACGCTTCCAACATGGTCGTCCTGGCCGATGGGTCACGCTTCGAGCCGGTGATCGGCAAACCAGGCGACGGCTCTTCGCCGTCCTGCTCGGTGGTGGACG